AGGGCTTGCACCCCAGCCCGGATCGGTTACCTTTACTAGCGTGCTGAGGGGGTGGTCCTCTCAGCGAAACCCGGAAAAACGATGAACCAACCAACTACCAGACGCCACCCGGTTCTGAGAGCGACGTACCTCGTTAACAACGTCGAGGTCGTCGGGGATTCCCTTCCCGATGGCTGGTCGATCGAGTGGGAGGTTTCCTCCTACTACAACGACAATGAACGGAGGACCCACTGGCAGGACAGCCTCTCGCTGGTCAGGCGGCCTATGTCTCCTGACTACGACCCGGACTCCCCCTACACCTCTGAGAACCAACAGGAAGAGATCGACCGCCACGTCGATCACGGCCGCCCCCTCTACGCGGACGACGTCTACTACACCAAGAGAGACATCGTCGACAGCATCCAGAACAGTCGGGTCGTTGTCTCCTACTACGATGAGACCCTCGACTGGAGTATCTCCCACGAACGGACGGGAGGATAAAATAAAGGGAGAAAGGGCTTGCACCCCAGCCCGGATCGGTTACCTTTACTAGCGTGCTGAGGGGGTGGTCCTCTCAGCGAAACCCCGGAGAAACCATGACGAGAAAAAACACCAAGGCGCTGCTCAGCGAGGCAATTCTGCCTACCCAGGAACATGATATGAGCTACGAAGAACGATTTCCCCGGTCGTATGCCGGGAAGGTCGCCAAGGAGCGGGTTGAGTCGGTCATCGCGGAGCACGGCCTCACCAAGGCCCGCGAAAACGTCAACATCCTCACCGAGAACATCTACCAGGGGTTGCCGTCTGGCGACTACGGGCGCGGCGATGTGCGGCGCATGGTGATGGCCCTCGCCGGGGTCACGGTAGACGCAAACAATCGCTACGTCTGGGAAGGCCACGAGCTCAAGTAGCGCCGGCAGATTGGTCGATAAAATAAAGGGAGAAAGGGCTTGCACCCCAGCCCGGATCGGTTACCTTTACTAGCGTGCTGAGGGGGTGGTCCTCTCAGCGAAACCCCGAGAAACGATGACCAACTTAAAAGACCTGAACCTGACGACCCTTGAGCGCGCCGTATTGGCCGACCTGCTGGCTAGCTGGGACGGCAACGGCGGCGACTTCGGTTTCATCGAAGACATTACCAGCGTCCCGATGAAGAGGGCGCGGGGCGTCGTGTCATCCCTGGTCAAGAAGGATCTCATCGTGGTTCACGAGGCGACCACTACCGACAGCGGCACCTGGACGCAGTTCGATTTCTACGCGACCGAGAACGATCTGGACGGCCGCCACCTCGGCGAAGCCATTCGGAACGAACTTCGGGCACAATCCGAGTGGCGTTACACAACCGATTGACTACGACAGCGTGGCCTAAAGAAAACGAGAAAGGGCTTGCACCCCAGCCCGGATCGGTTACCTTTACTAGCGTGCTGAGGGGGTGGTCCTCTCAGCGAAACCCAGAAAAGAAAATGGCTTACTCCTCTCCCACTTACTCTTGGACGACCTCTTCGTTCGTGTGGCAGTTCAGTCCGGTTCACGGCGTGCCTTGGTGGTGGCCTGGCTGGAACAGGTTCGTTCGGGGCACTAACCCGAACTACGAGCCTTACGTGCCGGCCGCGTGGCCGCCCAAGGTGAAGGTCGGCCCTAACGGGTTCTGGGTCCCCGACAACGACTAGACGCCCGACCCTTTTCTTCTTCCCCCGGAGGTTTGATTTATGACTCTCCCGACTGACGGCCGCGAGGCCGCACTCCTCTCTCTCGCCGAGAACCTCGGCCTTACCCCCTACGAGGCCGTCTTCTTGCCGGCGACCTTCGACAGCGCCGCGGCGCTTCTCGGCTCTCGCCGGCTCGTCGCCGAGCTCTCGACCAACGAAAGGCTCCAGAGCTACCTCGGCCAGGTGGTTCGCAAGGCCGCCCGGAGCCTGCCGGCCGAGATCCTCTTTACTAGCGTGGCCTAAAGAAAACGAGAAAGGGCTTGCACCCCGGCCCGGATCTGCTACCTTTACTAGCGTGCTGAGGGGGTGGTCCTCTCAGCGAAACCCGGAGAAACGATGACGACGAACCCGATGCTCGCTCTTCTTCTGGCACTGTTGCCGGGGTGGGGGTCGCTGTGATTCTTCCCTCGCTCACTCTTCTTGTTGCTCTCGCCCTTATCTGGGTCGACGAGCGCTACTACGCCGCCGACGTTCGGGCGGCTCTGGAGCAATTGAATGGCTAAGAGAACAAAATACCGCTCGGTGCGCAACGCGCGTCGCTTCCGCGTGCTCGTCACCGGTGCCATGCCGGCCGCGGGCTACCATGTCGTCGAGGGCCTGGCCAAGCCGAGGCGCGGCGCCTTCTGGCAGCACGTCGCGACGGTCTCCACCGGGGCTGAGGCCACCAAGCTCGCCCAGGTGCTCGCCCCCGAGCACGGGTTCGCGATCTTGGCGCCCGACGGCCATGAGCTCGACTTCGTCTCGCCTGCCGGCGAGGTCACCGCTAGCGTCCCGCTGACCCCGGACATGCCCGGCCCGGACGGCCAAAACCATGAGTGACCGCATCACCAATAACGAGACCGCCCGTCAGTGGCTCGCCGCTAAGGGCCACGAGGTCGAGCTCGTCGCCGACGGCGCCCAGGTTCGCGCCTCGCGCGTCTGCTCGCGCTGCCTCGGCTCGGGCCGCTACTCGTTTAACCTCACGCACGGGAGCGCGTGTTTCGGCTGCACGGTCGTTGGCAAGCCCTCGCGGTGGACCGAGCTCGTCGCCGTCGTCGACTACGCTCGCGGCCTTCGCAATGCCGAGACCAAGTCCGCCCGCGCGGCGAAGAAGGCGCAAGAGCGCGCCGAGGCCGCCGACAAGCGCGAGCGCGATTGGTGCGAGGCTAACGGCTACGGCCGTATTACCTTCGCAGAGAAGAACGCGAAGCTCGCCGAACAGCGCCAAGCCGAGCGCGAGGCGAACCGCGGCGTCGCCCCCGAGGGCCGCGTCGAGTTCACCGGGCGCGTTATCAAGGTGCAAGACCATTACCGCGGTTTCCGCGGCGGCTGGGAACTTAAGGCGACGATCGTCGTCACCGAAGACGACGGCACCGAGTGGCTCGCCTGGGGCACGGTGCCGGGCTCGCTGGCAAACAATGACGACTTCGGCAAGGGCTCGACCGTTCGCCTCACGGCGACGCTCACACGAGGTGACGACGCGCACTTCGCCTTCTACAAGCGCCCGGCGAACGCCGAGCTCGTCGCGACCGCGGCGCCGCCGGATTAGCGAGAAAGGGCTTGCACCCCGGCCCGGATCGGTTACCTTTACTAGCGTGCTGAGGGGGTGGTCCTCTCAGCGAAACCCCGGAGAGACGATGACTCAAGAATCCAGAAAGGAGCTCGGTGCGCGGGCGGTCGCCCGGATGCACACGCTACTCGTCTCGATCGCGGCCAGGCCGCACCACCGGATACCCGGCCACTGCGCCGGCTGTGGGCACCCGAGCGCGGAGGTTCTCTGCTCGAAGTGCCACGACAAAGTTTACCACCAAGCAAAGGAGGACAAATGAACCAGAAGTTCGAATGGCTAACGGCCGTTGAAACGGCTAAGTGGCTGCGCAAGGCTTTGCGCAAGGCTTTCCCCGGCGTTAAGTTCCGCGTCAACGGCAGCCGGGGCACGGGCTACGGTTACTACGACGTGCGTTGGACTGGCGGCCCGAGCTACGACGAGGTCAAGGAGATTACCCGCGGCTTCGAGGGCACGCACTTCGGCACGGACGAACACGGTAATCAGGACATCGAGTTCAGCGTGCCGACCTTCCTCGGCGTGGCAGAAGACGGCCGGCCGGTTCGCTCCGGTATGCGCGGCATCGCGTTGCAGCGCGACGTCCCCGAAGAAGAGATCGAGGCCAACGTGGCAATCTTGCGCGCCGAGTGGGGCTTCACCGGCCCCGAGCACAATCTCCGCAATGCCGCGGAGATGATGGCGAGAGGCTCCGAGGTGCCGAGAGCTCTCCAGTACTACCCCCTCACGAAGGAGACTAACCAAGTAACAACCAAGGAGAATGATGATGCTTGAGAAGTTAAGCCCCGGCGAATACCCCCACCCCGGCGGCTGCGACTGTTGCCGCAAGACGTACAAGGTCGCCCCAGGCGCGTGGGTTCGTCGTTGCAGCGTTTGCGGTTGGGCCATTCACCGCCCTTTTTCCGGCCCTTTCACACTGGACAACGGCCAACTCACCCGAGACCGATGCACTAATGGCCGTTGTTTGTTGTGCTGCCAATCCGTTTGCACGTCAGGGGGCAATACGGAGCCCGGCCACGGTTTCGGCACGCGCGAGGACGCGGAGCGCGCGGCAAAGAGGCACGGGTGAACCTGTGCCGGCGCCGGCTTCACGACAAGGACGTAACCGGTGCGACCCGGTTCGGCCAGTGCCGAGAGTGTAAGCGAGCCGACGCGCGGCGCTACAACCGGCGTAGAACTGCGAAAAGACGCAAGGTGCTACCGGATGCCCAGGCGCGCGCGGTGCTCGTAGACGCGATCCTCGGGCTAGAGGAGCGTATCGAGCGGGAGCCCCGGAAGTGGATCGAGCTCGAACTGCGCGAGGAGCTTGCCGAACTTCTGCGGAAGATGCGCGGGCTGTGCTAGGATTTACGGCCATGAGTTGCGCAGGATGCGAGGCCGAAGTACCGACGATCCTCTGGGTAGATCCTACGGCGGTAGCCAACGGATACACGCCGCTACCTATGACACCCACCGCGGGCGGCGGTTACTCGGACCCGGCGACCGTGCCGAAGAACTTCGCAGATCCGTCGAAGACCCGGCGCGTAGCGCCGTCGTTCTTTATGACGACCGACGGATGGGATGGTTACGTTACGGTCGCTCTGGTAGGTCTTGACGTTGCGCCCAGCCACGGCACGTGCCACGAGAGCAGCGGCGGGGGCTGCGAACAGCTAACCTCATGCGCCTTCGAGCTCGTCTGCACCTGGGAGGTTATATGGGTTAGCCCCGGCGAGGCGGCTTCCCCCGTCGCGCCGACGATTCAAGTAGGCTCGGGCCCCGCGCAGGCGGCGGCCGTGGTCGGGCCGGTCGTAAACGGCGACCGCTTTGGCATCACCGGCGACATCGAGCGCTGGACTTCGATCGACTGCCAGTACGTCTACACGTATGAGCCGCAGTGCGACGGTTCTCTCTCGGCCGATTTCGACACAGACGATATTATTGTGGGCCTGGCGGGGTTTTCCGCTGCCCCCATAACCCCCCTGGGGCATATCCGTCTCGGGTTCTCGTGCGCGGCCTGCGGATCCTCGACGAGCGCCAAGCCTGGCGGTAGCGGGCAAGACACCGGAAAGAACGTGAACCCCGCGAGCATTGGCGGGGGCACGTTGGCGTCACTTGAAGACACGAGCCCAGATAGCTCCTCTTCGTGCACGGGTTGCTCGGCCGTGGGCATGGAGGAAGGCAACGTACAACCCAACGGCTACTGGGATCCCGTGGCCGGGTACGTTGTCTCCGAGGGTACGGGCTTCGGTGGCTCCGACCTCTCGACGGGCGGGGACTCGTCTTACGACGTGTCGGCGATAACGGTGACGAACGTGTTCGAAGCTCCGGGGGAGTGCGAGAGGTCGTCGTCGTCGGGGAAGTGCGAGGTGCTTTACTCGTGTCGGTACGGGTTCACCGTCCTGCTTGGAGGGTCGATCGTATCGAAGGACCCAAACTGGAAGGGGCCGGGTTTCCTACACACGCCATGGACTGGCTGGCGCGTCCCCGGCGAGCTCGCGCAGGTCGGTGTCGTCGGGTGCCTTCAACAACACGGCACGCAAACAGGCCCGGACGCGGGCGGGTACTACACAACCCCCATGGAGTGGTTGTGGGATTATGAAGCGGACCCGGGGTGCGGTAGTTCGTTTGAGTCGTACTTGCAGGCGTCTCAGTTCGGGCTAGACGGTAACCATTTTGACACCTTTACGAAGATCGACGTTGAGCCGGTGGAGGTGATACATCTCCGCATGGGGTGCACGGAATGCGAAGAAGTAAAACCGCCGATTCGGACCGGGGGGCCCGGGGGCTCGCCGGATTCGTCCTCGGATTAGTGTCGTGCGCCGGCCCTGTGGCCGCGCCGCTCGGCAAAGCCGCCGAAGCCGATACGGTGCTCGGCGCTGTGGAGGTGCGTACCGATGCGGCCTTTCGGTTCGGTTCGCGTGGCCGTTTTCGCGTTGTGCACGGGAGCGTTTGCCGAGCTCCAGGCCGCGGCTCTCCGCTCGTGTGGCCTGGCCGCACGCTCCCGCGCGTGGGCGCCCCTCTGCGTGTGCAATGGACGACGACCCCGACCGCGCCCTACATATCTGGCCCGGTCTTCTTGCTCTTGAGCTTCGGCGATACGCCTTCGGTCGAGCTCCCTCCTGTCGCCGGTTTCCCAGGGTGTACGCTGCACGTAGACCCGGACCCCCGCAACCTCTACGCGATCGCGCCCGCACGGGGCTCGATCCTGACGCAAGACGGCGGTCAGGTGTGGCTGCACTGGACGCCCCCGGCTTCGTTTGCCGGCGTCGAGCTCAATTGCCAGTTGGTGGCCCATGCACCCGGAGCCAACGCCGGCGGGTGGCTGTTCTCTCCGGGCTTAGAGATGTGGATCGGAGCCGGCGGCTAGCGAAAGCGCGCGCGTCCCGCTACGCTTTTCCGCATGGCGACGAGGCCCGGCATTCTGATTTTCGGCGGCGGCGACGCGCAGGGCGGGCTTCCGAGCCAGGCGCCTACCGCGCTCGTAACGGCTTCGGACGTAACCCCCCTGTCCGAATACCACTCGCTTAATTTGTTTCGCGTGGTGCCCGACAACGGCACGACAGGCGCGTCGACGTCGGCCTCTCTCAGTTGGTGGCCGTGGTTCGACACCGACGGCGGCGCTGTGTACACGGTGGCCGTGGGTGCGACCTCGACAACGGTCACGGTGACCCCGGATCCGGGGTGGGCGACGAACGTGTGGGCGGGGAAGACCGTTATAAACAGCACCCCGACCCCAGGCTTCGGCTTTGAGAATATGCGCGTAGCGGTCGTGTCGAACACGAGCGCTACAGTAACCGTAGCGTCGTGGACGACGACACCAACGGCAGGCACGGGGCTGCACTTCAACGAAGGCACTTTCGAGGACTATCACGCCTTCGGTGCGTGGCGACCGGTGCCGGAACTGGCGGGCCCTGCGTACCGGGGCGGTGGTTCTGCGTTGCAGGGGAACGTAGGGATCGGGTACGACGCCGGGCTCTTGCGGGAGCTCTACGAGAACGTATACAAGACAAGCCCCTACTTTGTGGTCGCGAAGTATGCAACCAACGCTACGGCGCATACCCTCGCGTCCGCGGGCGGTAGCGCGCAAACCACGTTTTCGGCCTGGCTTGCGCGAGTTACGGCGGCCTTCGCGGCTCGGTACCCGAGCGACACTCTCGAATGGCATTACGTGCTGCACGATCTGGCGCACGAAGACGTGCAGGATTGGATTACAAATACAGGCACCGCGGCGGCGCGACAGGTCTCGTATCTCGCCGACGTGCAGGCGGGTATCGCCTGGCTGCGGAGCGCGAGCGTGCTAAACCGAGCGGCGTGTCGGGTGCTACTCTTCAACCACGACCAGAATATCCGCGGCGTTGCGCTCCCCGGGGGTATCGCGTGGACGGCTTCGCAGCATATCGCGGCGGCGGAGGCCGACGCCGACGTTAGAACGGTTGAGCTTAACGGGCGTGGTTTTGCGACGCACGGCGGCGCTGCGTCGACCCAGCAGCCGAGCGAGGATCGCACTTTCTACGCGCCGCACGTCTACTACGACGAGGCGCCGCCAGTTATCCGTCGAGCTATCGAACTGTGGGAAGACGGCGCGGCGCCTAATATCGACGGCGCGATGCCTGTCTACGTCCTGGTCGGGGATTCGATCGAAACGTCGACGTATCTAACCATGGCGTATACGACGGCACTCGCGTCCTCGACGTTGACGACGACGGTGCGCGATAGCCGGCAGAAGATATACAACCGCGCAACGAATGCGGTCGAGATTTATCACGCGCACTACAACAGCCTCACGAGCGGCACCGCCCAGGCGGCGCCGACTGCTCTCGCTGGCGCCGAGTTCTCGCTCACTTACGAGCTTATGCAAAGGCACCCAGACACCGGGTTCGTGATAATCAAGCGCGCCAGTAATTCGAGCGCCCTTATCGCGGACGCGACTACGTACTCGGCGGGCTCGGGGGGCCGGTGGTCGAAGGCCTACGCGGCGACCGAGCACTACGGAGAGCTCGAAACGGACATCGAGAACGCGCTCGCTTCGATCAACACGACGCTCGGGCGCCAGGTTGAGCTTATGGCGTTTTTTGTGGGTCTCGGCACTAACGACGCGACGGTTGCCGGCGGGGGTGCGCTGTTCGCCTCCTCGCTTGCGCCGTTTTGCGAGGCCCTGCGCGACGATTTCGGCACGCACACGACAGGCAAGGATACGCCGATAATTTGGCGCAAGCCGCACCTGGGCGCGTCGACCGCCATCGGGGATGAGATGCTTGCAGTCCGGGCCGCCCTTGAGACGCAGGCACTTGGCGACCCCCAGTTCCGGGTTATGGATGTTGACGATCTCGACCGTGGCGCCGACGATCTGCACCTCTCGCCGGCGAGTACTGTGACGTTCGGCCGTAGGTACGACACAGAGCTCGGGCATATCGCTCTTCCGCACTGCTAAAGTGCGCCGGCCGGGGCGCCGATAACGTAAGTGTGTCAGATCGCCGCCGTCTACTTCGTCTCATTCTCCGCCACACCAAAAACCCCCGGATACGTGAGGCGGCTCGGCGCTTACGCTTGGAGGTGCGGCAAGCAGAACAGCGGTTTCGGCGGCGCCAAGAGGAAAAAGGGCGGGGGCTTGCACTCTTCGGCCTGACCCTTTACCTTGTGTTCGTGATTAGCAGCGCGCAAAAGTGCCTTTGGTGTGGCGAGGCTCGCGCCCGCGGCTTCTCCCGCGCGATTACCTACACGCTTAAGGAAGAGGCCGCGGACACGCTTAAGGCCGCAGGGTGGCATTACGACGGTGAGACGAAGGGCGGCACGTGGAACCGCCCGAGCCGAGCTCGCGTCGATAAGGCTCCGACAGGCAAGAAAACGCGATGGCGGCGGGATCTCTCGTGACGGAGACTCTTGCCACAATCGAGCGCCAGGCCATCGAGGCGGCACTCGATCGGCACGATGGCTACTCCGACGTTGTCGACCGCGCGGCGGCGGATCTCGGCGTAAGCCGCTCGCTGATATACCGCCGATTGCACGCATGGCGTACGCTAGACGGGGTAAGGCTCCCGGCCGAGGCCCGCTCGGTGGGGGTTACCGCTGACGAGGTGGCCTGCATTTTCGGGCGTCTTACGCAGCGGGAGCTCGCCGAGCGCGCGGGGTTCTCGCCGGCGACGGCTTCCGGGCGGGTGCGAGAGGCGTTACGGCTTCTTGGGCGTCGTAAAACGCGGAGGGGGCTGGCCCTTTTGCCCTCTTCCGTGCTACGGTGCCGGCACCATGAGACCCCCTGAGATTGTCGACAAGTACGAACTCCGGCGCCGCAAGTATCAAACACGCACGGGGGAACCGATGCGATCGGCCGGCGAGCTCGCGCAGGTTGAGGCCAGCGTCGAGCCCGAGCCCGAGCCCGAGCCCGAGCCCGAGCCCGAGCCCGAGCCCGAGCCCGAGCCCGAGCCCGAGCTTGAGGATTAGCGTCGGTGGTTTCCGAGCTTCGTCTGCGGAACCAAAGCCAGCAGCTTTACGTGCGCGCGCTCTCGACGGCGTGGCGCAACAGCATCGAGTTACACGACCCGAGCCTTTGGCTCCTGCGCGAGCCGGAACTCGAAGAGAAGATGCTGCGCGACGCGGACATTGCGCACGCCGTGCAGTACCGCCGGCATATGATTGCTGGCCAGCGCTGGGCGGTCTTGCCTCGGATCGAAGGGTCGCCCCGTGCTCCGGTCGCCGTTAGCGTTGCGACGGAGCTTCTGGACGGAATAAAGAACTTCACGCAGGCTAGGCTTAACCTGGCACGTGCTTTCTTCTCTGGTTCGCGTTTCGGCTTTATCCACGGCTGCACGCGCAAGATGAAGATAGGCGACGGGGTCGAACGTCTATGGTGGTGCCCGACAACGATCGAAGACCGCGACAAGCGAACGTACCGCATCGTTCCCGAGAATGACGGCGAGACACTCGCGGCGCATTGGGAGATATGGAACATTCCGAAGACGATATTTGAGCCCGAGACAATCGAAGACGCGGCGCAGACTATCCGCCACGTCTACCAAGAAGACCAAGCGAGCCTCGGCCACGGCCGCGCGCTGCGCGAGGCGCTCGGCTGGTGGTGGTACGCTAAGACCCACGTCTTTGAGGAGTCGTTACAAGCGGTAGAGCGGTTCGCGCAGGGTATCCTCGCCGCGAAGGTCGACGGCGCCAGAGATGCCGAGAGTGGGTTGCCTAACACGGAGCTCATTCGGGAATGGCGCGCAGTGCTTGAGGATCTGCGCGCGCGCAATGTGCTCGTATACGACTCAGCCGATCAGATCGAACATATCAGCATGAACGCGAGCGGGTGGGAGTTGCTCTCGACGATACGGGAGGAGCTACGCTCGACGATCTTCACGCTAATTCTGGGCGCAAACCTCACTACCTCGGCAAACAAAGGCGGGAGCTACGCTCTCGCTTCGATACAGGAGAACAGCACCGAAGCCCTCGTGCAGTACGACCGCGAAACCCTGGAGGAGACACTCACCGACGACCTTCTGGGCTGCGTGTGGTTCAAGAACCACGCGAACCTGGTCGAGCTCGGGATCGCCGAAGAGAAACCCCGCTTTAACGTCACGCAAGAGAAGAGGGAAGACCCGAAAGAGCGCGCGGACGTGGCTTCGGTGCTCAACCAAATGGGCGTCGAGCTATCTCTCGAAGACGTACTCGAACAGACAGGGTTTCGTAAGCCCGAGCCGGGCGAGGCCCTCGTCGAGAAGCCCGAGCCGGCGCCTGACCCGTTCGGCGGCGACGGGAGCCTGGGGCGGATTAACCCTCTGGGCGGACAGCCGGGCATGTTCCAGCGCGCAGACTTCGAGGTGCGGCACGCGCCGGCGGGGAGCTCGGAGGGCGGCCAGTTTCTCCCCGCGGACGACGCCGGCGGCGCTACTTTGGGCAAGCCTCTGCGCGAGATGAGCAAGGCGGAATATCACAACGTGATTTCGGCCTCCAAGGTGGTCGAGCGCATCGTGCGCGACTCGTATGGGGCAGTCGACGCTCGGGCCATTGGCGAGAAGGTGCGTGGGGAAGGGAAGTTATACCGCGCGACGGATGTCAACCTCGCCGACCTTGAGATCCAAGACGAGAAGAACGTCGACCCCTCGCGTGCGACACCCTCGAAGGGCGCCATCGTTGTCGATAGCTCGGGATTCATCATCGACGGGCGGCACCGAGCGGCGGCAGCCAAGGCGCGCGGTGATACGACCATACGCGCATTGGTGCCGACCAACGACACCCGGCCCTACGAGCAGATGTTAGAGGAGGAGTCCGAAAACATGCGCGCCAGCTTCGAGGTGCGGCACGCGCCGGCGGGGAGCTCGGAGGGCGGCCAGTTTCTCCCCGCGGACGACGCCGGCGGTGGTGGCTCGAAAGACGACAAGAAGGACAAGCCTAAGAAGGACAAGCCTAAGAAGGACAAGCCTAAGAAGGACAAGCCTAAGAAGGACAAGCCTAAGAAGGACAGGTACGCACCGCCACGCTCGGACCCGCCGGAGGACGAACCTGGCGCAAATTATTGGGAAGATTACTACCTGCGGGATGACGAGCCGGCGCGGGATCAAACCGGCGAGCCCAAGAAGGCGCCGATATTGGTGGATACGCCGGAGGGCGGGGCCAAAAACATCAAGCCGTACGTCGAGCAGAGAGCCGAGGAGCATCAACACCGGAAGCAACGCATACAGCAGGATCTCGACGATGGCCGTCTCACGCCCGAGACTGCGCAAGCACTCGACGCGGCGCTAGAGCGGCGCTTCAGCGAAGCGAACGCCAGGGTTGCGACGGCGGGGTATAACAACGAGGCCGAAACAGACAAACGGCATACGATCGGAGATACCGGCGAGTGGTCGATGGAGCGCAGGGCGATGCACAACGAGATCGTAGCGAATGTGATGCGTGGGGTGCCCCCCTCGGAGAACAAGACGTTCCAAATGATGGGCGGTGGCCCGGCGGCGGGGAAATCGAGCATAATCCGAGAAGGGTTTATGAGCTTGCCGGCGGCGCACGTCATGTCGAACGCCGACGAGTTTAAGGAAGAGATTCCCGAATACAGAAACGCGGCGGCTAAGCGAGAGAAGGCGGCGGCTTGGAACGCGCACGAGGAGAGCAGTATGCTCGGCAAGCGCGTAATGCGTGAATCGCGCGAAGCGGGGCTCGACGTTGTTTGGGACGGCACCGGGGACCACAGCCTGGAGAAGCTCGCGTCTCAGGTAAAGCCGTTCCGCGATGCCGGTTACCAGGTGAAAGCCGATTACGTGACGGTAGACCCCTCGGAGGCGTGGTCTCGCGCGAAGGGGCGCGCGGCCAAGTCCGGCCGCTATGTGCCCGAGGATGTGGTAAAGGAGACACACCGAAACGTATCTCGGATGTGGGGGAACGCCGTTAAAGCGGGACTGTTCGACGAGTCGAACCTCTACGATACGAACACTCGGACCCCTAAGCTAATCGCGAGCGCTAAGGGGACCGAGATCGTGGTGCACGACCAGGAGGCTTTCGACCGTTTCGAGTCCCACGGGATGCCCGAGCGGACCCAGCGAAGGGAGGAAGCGGCGAGAGAGAAGGAGAAAGCCATTCGGGGAGGCCGGAGCCCTCTCAGCTATCCCGGGGGAACTCTACCAAAAGCGCTCATCGGGCCAACCAAACCCCTGAAAGGCAACCCAACCAAGGGGCCGGACGACATCGACTACGAGGATTATTACTTACGAGATGACACTTAAGCTATGAGCGACGAAAAGCCTCTTGATGGAGACGAGATCCAGGCGATTCTAGGCGCCGCGATCGCAGGGAAGCCCAACCCGGTACGGGGAGAGAGGGCGAAAAAGCTGTTCGCGTCTATAAAAGCCGACCTTGATGCAAACCCCGAGCTGATAGTCGACATCCCGAAGTTTTGAACGCCGACAAGTTTCTCGAAGGCCTGGGCAGCACACACGCACGTTTTTACTTCGCTGCGGTGCACGACTTGTACGTGGCCAAGGTGCGGGGCAACAGGCCCGCCGCCGCCGATGCACGCCACGAGCTCGCGCGTGTCATGGCCGAGACCATAGGCGCCGCGGAGGTGCTTGGCGCTATGATGACACTACAGGCCGCCGCTAAAGGCGCCAGGTTCGCGGCCGAGCAGACCGTGCTGCCCCGTGTCACGCTAGCCGAAGCTCTCGACGACCTCGTCGCGCGGGCACCGGTGACGTTGCGCAACGCGGCGGAGCGGACGGCGCAGAAGATCGCAGAGCTCTACACTGAGGATAGAGTTATGGCGTTCGTCCGGTCGGCCGAGGATACGGTTACGCGCGAGGCGCAGAACTTCGTCTCTCGGGCCTTTCGGGAAGGGCTTGCAGAGAACGAAGCCGGGCGCCGGATCTCGATGGCCGTCGAGCAAGTGCGCGAGCTTACGGAGCCGTGGTCTGAGGGTTACTCCCGTATGGTCTTCCGTACGAATGTGAATACGGCGGTAACTGCCGGCAGGTTTCGGCAGTCTCAAGACCCCGAGGTGCGGGCTGTTGTGCCCGCCTTCGTCTTCGATTCGGTTAACGACAGCGATACGCGCCACAACCACGGCGTTCTGGACGGGGTGGTTATGGCCGTCGACGACCCGAGATGGAACAAGCTCTCGCCGCCGCTAGGTTATAACTGCCGGTGCCAAGTGCGCCACGTGAGCGTAGTCGAGCTCGAAGCGATGGGCCGGCTCCGTGATGGTAGCGTGATCGCATCCTCTATCCCGGCAGACGGAGGGCCTGACCCCGGGTTCCGGCACGGGGGGCGGCCCGATCTACTGTGACCAGGCACGAATGGACGAAGACCCGAGACGCTTTTCGCCGTATTGCGGCCCGCGAGGGTATCCGTAAGATAGCGCCGGCGGTGCCTACGCACCCCGCGACCATTTACCGCATTATCCGCGGCGAGACATCCGAGCCGCATCAAGCGACGAAGGACGGGATCGCGCGCGTCGTCGAGAAATACAAGGAGAAGCAATGACCCTACTAGATACACGCAGCGCGCCGAAGCGGGCCGTTGTTATTACGCCGGCGGACTCCGACCTCGTGAATCCCGTGCGGCGCCTCTATGTCGGTGGCACGGGCAATATAACGCTCACTACCGTTGCCGGCGACGCGGTGCTCATCTCGGCGATCCCGGTCGGCACGACCCTCGACGTAGAGTGCAAACGGGTTTCGAACACGGGCACGACGGCGACGCTCATCGTCGGTTTTTACGACTAGCGCTATGGCATACAAACAATCTCGCAACAGCATGGGCCACCTCACGGTGCACCGCGTGCCTATCTTCGTCGAGTGCAAGCGCGGCGATACCGATTACGACGCGACATGGATCGCGGAGGCTGTGCGCAAGGCCAAGCAGGGTGAGCTCGAAGGCTACTTCCCACCTCTGCACATTCGACACCACGGGGACGGCGAGGCCGTCAAGTCCGCCGGCTTCTTCAAGGTGATAGGCGCAGGCCCTATCACCTACCGAGGTACCACGCGCACAGCGATATACGCCGATCTGGTGATAACCGCGGAGGGAGTCGAGGACGACTTGCTGCAAGCGCGGCTACCTTACCGCTCGGTCGAGATTTTCAACGTCGACGACCCCGCGATAACCTCGCTGGCACTACTTGACCACGAACCCCCGTATCTGGAGCTACCTATGCTGATGATCGCCGAGGGTGCCCCGGCGACGCCAGGGGCAGCCCCGATCACGACTCCCGGCGTCGCAAACGCGACTTTCGCTAACCCGTGGGCCTCGCAGACGCGCACGCCGCCAGATTCCGTGGTAGCGTGTTTCCGTCGAGGCCTATCCGCTCACATTCTCACGCAGGACGACGCACCCATGGCAGCCAAAACGAAGCACTTCGCCGAAGAAGACGACAACGGCGACAAGACGAAGAAAGAAGCAGAGAACGGCGAGCAGATGGACGTCGACGGTGGCGTTGACATCGGCGGGATCGTGAAAGCGATAACCGACGGATCTATCTCCGTCGCGGACATGGAGGCGATCAAGGCGGCAATCATCGAGCAACAGGGCCAGGTGGGCGCGGAGGCCGAAGCGGCCGAAGAGCCGGCCGCTCCGGCGCCTGTCCCGGGTGGAGCGATGAAGCAAACGCCGGCGCAGTTGCCGGCGCAGTTCGCCGCGATGCAAGGCAAGATCGACGCCCAGGACGCGAAGATCGCAGCCATGGAACAAACGACGCAGCGCGAGAAGGCGATCGTCGAGGCGCTCGCGCGGCTCGCGGATCGACCCCTCGGCGCTGACCCGGAGGCCAAGTTCGGCAAGTTCTACGACGATCACGGCGCCGAGGCTTTCGCCGCGTACATCAACGAATACGCCTCCACGTTCGCGGCAATCGCAGGCAACAGCGACAGCAAGGCCCTGGCGTTCTCGAAGACGAGCTCGCCGGTGAGCAAGCTCGCGCTCTCGTACACCGAAGCCGGCACCGAGGCCGTCGACAAAGCGGCGACCTTCTCGGCCGAGCACGAGCAACTCTCTACGCGCGGGCTTACCCGCATGAGCGAAGAGAAGTACGTCGCTTTCAACATGCACCGCCTCGGGTTCGAGGCGCCGGCCGCGAGCTCGGCCGTTTCCTCATAGTTCGGAGAATCAACCATGGCCGACGCATCAGCACGCACAATACAGAAGACTCAGACCCGTTCCGGGTACAACGCGTACCCGATTGCGAACACGATCGAAGTGTTCGAGGGTATGCTCGGCTCTCTGGAGGGGGGTTACCTCAACCACTGGGCAGACGGCGCGAACGACGTGTTCGTGGGCCTCGTGCTCGGTGACGCGCTCGGCATTTCGCCCGGCGCCACGCTGACCGGTGACACAGGCGCCAGCCCGATCCCCGAGGCCCGTGTCGACGAGAGCGGCGTAACGCTAATGCATCTCGCCTCGGTTGCCGGCACCCCAACGCAGGCCAAGGTGGGGGATCTCGTCTACTGTGCGACAAGCAACACGGACGACATCACTCTCACCATTGGGGCGCTCAATCACCCGATCGGCTACATGAGCAAGTTTCGTAGCGCGACTGACGTCGACGTGACCCTCTTTACCCCGGCTGAGATGCTGGCGCAAGCAACCGCGTAAGGCTGCCCAACAACCGAAACACGCGAGATTTCTAAATGAGCGACGTTATTGCAAGTGGGGTGCTAGCCAACGGCTTGCGCACCGACTTCTGGGACACCTACGCGGCGATCCGAAACCGTCAAGCTGACAGCCGGCTCTCGATGGTGATGGATCTGGGCATTCCCGCCACCAACCGAGAGCACAAGTTCGGGTACATCGAAGCCGCCCCACACTTCGAGCAGTGGGTGCGCGGCCAGTCCATCCCGACCGACGCGATGGACTCGACCGACTTCACGGTGCCCGTGTTCACATGGGGCCGCCGTGTTCGTTGGCACAACGAAGACCGCGAGGACGACCAGACGCAAAGCCTGTTCGACATCGCGCGCCAGGCCGGCCAATCGGCCGGGTTGTTGCCAGAGCGGTTCTTCTTCGACCTCATCACGGGCTCGACTAACACGCTGCCCGCGGTGCCTTTGGCGCCCGACGGTGCTGCGATGTTCGCGACCACGGACGGCGGCGGCGGCGCTCGCTTCGGTGCTAGCGGCGGCAACCTGCTCACAGGTTCGGGCGTGGCTTCCGTCAGCGCGATCCGCACGGACTACTACAACGCTATCGAACAGTGGAAGGCGCTCCAGGACGGCAAGGGGCAACCGCTCCTATCCGACGAGACCATCGACTCGGGCGTCGTGCTCGTGCACGGCTCCGGCAACACCGAGGCTTTCGAGGAGGCTTTCTTGCAGAAGCGCCAGGGCGAGATCTACGGCTCGAACACGGCCGCGAGCACGCCAACGAACTTGGTGCATGACGCGAGCCGCAACGTGGACCTCTGGGGCACGCAACGCATCTCCGACAACGACTGGTTCATGTTCCTCAAGAACCCACCGAAGAAGGCTACGTTCTTCCTCGACCGCAAGGGCATTATGGAAGAGTCCAGCTTGCGCGGAGAGAACAACGGCGACTTGATGCGCGACACGGGCACCGAATACATCCAGTGGCACAGCCGTTCCGGCGGTGGTATTGCACTTCCGTTCGGCGCAATGAAGGTCAACAACTAGCCCGACCGGCTCAAACCGGATAGGCTCCGATGGGCCGGTCGTCCAACGTGGGCGGCCGGCCTTTTGTATTCCCACCTTGAACCGGGGAAGCCCCGGAAGGCTTAACGTGATGTCTGACACAACCAAAACCCCCGAGCCTGCGGCCGAGCTCGTGCCTGCCACGAACCCCGACGCCGGGCGCCCTGCGACCCCTGGCGCGGCTAACGCACCACCCCCCGTAGCCGCACACCTCAAAGGCGCCGACTTGGTGCCTGACATATCGCGGGAGAGTGCCCAGGCCGGCGTATTGAAACAATACCGCTATTGGGTCGGTGTTACCCCCTCGTGCCCTGTCGAGTCGATCGACCTCGCCGGTATTAACTTCCCCAAGCTAAACGAGAAGATCGTCCCCGACCCCATGCGCGGCGGTGGCAAGAAGCGCATCCCGGTCGCCGGCGCGCTTGTGTGGCTCTCCGAGGATAAGGTGCGGCGTATGCGGGAATGCCTGCCGCGAACCGTTGTGCGGTTTCTCGACTCGAAGGGCCAGCGCGAAGAAAAAGGCACCGGCGAGAACATCGGCGACAACGCCGAGCGCCCGCAGCGCGGGCACCTCATCACGATACCCACGGAGGCCGACCTCAAGGACCGCGCGCTGAAAGGCAAACCGGCGCGGGCCTATGCCCCCGACACCCAACGCGACGTGCCTGCGGCGCGCTTTATGTTCGCGCAGTTGTGCCCCGATCAGGTCAACAGTGAGCGCGGCGAGACTTACCCAGAGCCCCTAGAAGTTACGGGCCTTGATTGGCCTGGGACGATCGCCGGGCTCGACGCCCTTTTGAGCTAGATCAACCATGGCAGGAACACCCACCGAAGTTGAGATTCAAGCAATATGGCGGAATGCCGTCGACGTGCTCGAAACTCTCCGCGCTCAGATTGACGCAACGCAGGCCGTCGCGGGCGGCAAGTGGGACGTGCTCTTGCAGTCTCTTGAGGGCGACTACACCCCCGCCGAGCTCTCGGCTTGGGTGGCAAACATTCGGGCGGGATGCTCTGACCTTATCTCGCCCACGGTTGCCCAACAGATGCTAGCGCCGATACTCTTCGAGTACGCCGCGCGCATCGACGCCGACGCAACAGGCATCCAAGGTTTCGGCTCGGGCTACAGGTCTGCGTCCGAGCTCTTTCGCGCGCTCTACGACTGGTTCGTCCTGAAAGGCCACACGGTGGAGAGCCGCGCTATTACGTACGACGCGACGGCGACAACAGGTAACGGTGGCGGCTCGATCATCGGTAACGGAGCAATGGCGCGGCTTACCCTCGACGAGAACACCCACGACATCGAGGCGTGTACGGTCGAGACAAAGCGCTTTAAGTGCGTCGCGGACCAGAACTCCGGCGTAAACGAAAACGCCGAAGTGTTCGAGGTTCTTGGCGAAGCCGCGAGCCCCGACTCGGTTAGCCGTTCGAGTTTCGGCAGCGGCGCGTCAACGAACACGACAGTAGTAAGCAAGCACGCCGGCCAGGGCAGCGGGGGTACTTTGCTCACAAACGGTAGCTTCTCAACCTTCGACAACACGGCAGCCCCGAAGTTCGCGGGGTGGACACTCACCGCAGGCGCGGAGGCTAGCGTCGGGCAGGATGTGGCCTACTATCGCACGCACCCGGGCGCGACGGTCGACGCCTCGCTCTCGATAACGTGGGCCGCGACGACGATCACGCTCAAGCAGACGCTCGCGAGTATGCGCGTAAGCCGACTCGATCCCGACACGCCCTACGTCTTTCGCGTAATGTGGGCGCGGGATCTCGGGGCGGGCGCGAACGGCACCGGAGGCACGCTAACCATACGCTGCGGTTCAAACAGCAAGGCCGTAACCGTCGCGGCACAAACAGGGTGGCAAGAACTCATTCTCGACATGAACCAAGAGCTATGGCCGCGGCAGTTTAACCAAGACCCTTTCGACGTCGAGATCGAATGGTCTGGAGCGACGAGCGGCGAGCTCATTATCGACGACGCGATCTTCGCGCCGATGGATCTTGTCGACGGCACTTACTGGTTCCTGCGCGGTAACGCTGCGACACATACGCCCTGGCTTCTCGACGACTCGCTTGTCTTTACCGATACCGGCGGCGCACCGGCGACAGGCAAGGTGCAGTGGTGGCTTTACGTCGCGGGTCTCGGCTACCTGCCGAGCTCCGGCTCGCCTTCTTTCGCAGACCCCTAAACCATGGCGGATCAGGACACACTTTGGGCCTACGTTAAAACCGTCTACGACTCTGACGGTCTCGTCACGCTTACCAATATCCGCGACCGTGACGCGACGACGGCGAACGAAACCGTCGGCACCTCTGCCGCGTTGTCGACGATCCGCCTGTGGCCGCTCTACGCCCAGGTTGCTTTCGATGTTAGTGACGTCGCGCACCTTGAGGTTGCGACGTTTGGCGTCATCGCGACGCTGTGGCAGCGAGGCGGTACGGCGCAGTCGATCCTACAAGTCTCCTGGGACGCCGTTTTTGGTGAGGGGGGTATGGTCGAGAAGCTGCGACGTACAGACCCACGCTCGCACCGCGGGCCGAAATCTAACAGTGCGATCCAGACATCCCGCGAGGACGAGAACGGGGACACCCCCTACGGATGGTCGGACCGCAAGAGCCTACCCCCCGGCACACTCCCCTCGATTTTTAGCCCCCACAACGATTAACCAAACATGCCCGGGCGCGTAGTTTTTAAGCCTGGCGCGAAGGTCGAGCGGATCGAGAAGAACCTCGACGACCCGGCGCGCGCCCTTAAGCAGATCGGCGTCCTAATGGTCGCGGAGAGCCAAGCCGCATTCAAAGCGCAGGGGCACGGCACAAAGAAGTGGGAACCCCGGGCGCCGGTAAACCTTTTCGGCATTATCGCCGACTTCCACGCCGGCAGGCGTAAGCCGCCCGCGCGTCGTTTCGAGACCCGACCCGCGCTACGCGATACCGGGCGCCTTGCGAAATCTATAGCCTACGAGGTGCGCGGTGATACGGTCGAGGTCGGCACCAATCTCGATTACGCGGCCGTACACCAAACAGGCGGCGAGGTCGAGAGCCAGCCGCTCACGGGTACGGTGCGCCGCGCTCTCTGGCGGTGGCTCAAGAAGCAAGACACCGAGCTAAAGCGCCGGCTCGGGTGGGTGCTGAACAAGAAGTTTCGCGACAAGAAGCTAACAACCGAGGTGCCTGCTCGTCCGTTTATAGGCGTCACGCCTACGCTGCGGCGTGCCGTCGATAGGATCGTAGGCGTCGAGATTATGGAGGCAGGGTAGAGTGGCTGCCGGAAGCGCGTCGCGCGTGATACGCGCCCCCGGCCGTCTCGTCGCAAGCCCGACGGATCTAGGCCTTAGCTACCCTTACGGGGGCACCGAGGTCGGCAAGACGCGGCTCGCGCTCCTTACAAGTTTCGGCACCGCGGTACGTGTCGAATCCGAAGGCCTTGGCGGTGAAGCCAGCGACATACTCGAACGCTCGAACCGGTGGTCGTTCTCGTGCTTCTTGCGCGGGTGGGACGACGACGCCGTCGAGAAGTTCTTCGCGACGAACTACATCCAGGGCGCGGCTAGCGGTCGCGCTCTCTTTCGAGAGCCTGGCATTCGGGCGCCCGGGGGTTCGGCTTTGGTTCGCGCGCTCAAGTTGCTTTACGTGCCCGACGATCTCAATAACCCGGCCGTGGTGATGTACCACGGGGTACCCGACTGGAGCGATGGCGCCGAGCTCGCATTCCAGCGAGGAGAGGAGCTCGGTATTCCGCTTACCGTCGAGCTTCTCCGCGGGGCTACCGAGAAGATCGTCGAGGTTGGTCGTATAGTCGACGTGTCCCTTACTTAACCCTTATGTTCAAGAAAGCCCCCGAGCTCACCAACGACGGTTACGCGCGGTGGCTTCGCGCACAGCGGCCCCCGTTGCCTTGGTTTCTCGGGCTTTCCGCTGTGGAGCAAGAGACGCTCGCGACTCTGGGCGATGAACACGCGCAAGACTTCGCCGTTGCGGTCGGCTATGCCGTAGCCGATCCCCACGTCGCAGACGCAGGCATCTCGGCGGCTGAGGGCGATACGCACGCCGAAGAGTCGCTCCTGCGTCGGCTCGCGACGAACTTCGCGCAGCAGATCCAGACCGCCCGAGAGCCCGCACAGGCGCCGATCGGCGGTGACGGCTCGATGCCTGCGGAGACCCTCGCGGGCTTCGGAGCGAGGCGCACAGAGACGCACAAGGCCAATCAAGCCAGGCCGACCTTGTTCGGTATGGCCCCCGACGAGGTGCAGACGTGAACCCGTGGCAATTAGCGCAGCAAATTAAGCACGAGCTCGGGCTCGTGCGGTGGGGCGTGGGGGCTAAGGACCTCGTATTTGGAACCTCCGTGTATATCTACGCAGGGGCGCCCAACCCCGAAGACAGGCCCCCCGCTTTTCCGTTTGCTCTCGTGGCCGTTGGCTCCGGCACCCCTGACGCTGACGCCCCCGATCTCATCGAACAGCAGTTCTCTGTCGCGACGGCGGTCGAGGTCGCCGGAGATCCCCTCGGTGAGCTCGCGGTTATCGGCTCCAGCCGCGCGGACCTGGGCAAGAGTGCCGGCGCGGGTTCGGCCGAGGTGGCCGAGCGTGTGCGTGTGACGCTGCAAGCGCTCACCACCTACGACGGCGCCTCGATCATCGTAACGGGCAGCGGTATAGGCGGGGCGACGGCGCTCGGCGAAGGTCGCGCCGTCGCTTTCGACGAGTACACCGTAACCGCACTCTGCACGAGCGCCGCCGGCTATGCGGCGCCTCAGAATCTCAAGGCGGCCGGGGATACGTGGTCTTGGGCCGGGTCGTGGTGCTCGGAGAGATTCGATTTCTTGCGTTACACGCTTGGGTACAAATCCGGCGCAACGCCGGCGACGGGTATCGCGGACCTCGACGCGATTCTGTACACGGGAACTGACACCGAGACGGCCGTGCTGCCGGTTCCGGGCCGAGTGCACCATATCTTCGCCAGCTACTCCTCGCGCGGTTCAGTGGTCGAGGGTTCGTCGGCGGTCGAGCTCGGGAGCTTTCTAATCCTATGACGCTTCGCGATGACATGGTTTTTACGCCGGACCTGGGGCCTCAGCACCGGGCGGCGGCACCAACGCGCGCACGCGAAGAGCGCCGGATCGCAGCAGCGCAGAAGCGGGGCGGGGTATTGTCGAAGATCAACACCGCGCGAAGCATTCGCCGCCGCAGGGCTTACTCTCGCCGTGCGAAGGCGGGCGCGAAGAAAGTAACCCTGGCCCGACGCGGTGCGGCCGGCTTAGCCCGCGGCGCTAGCCGCCTGGCGACTCGCGCGGTAGGCGGGACGCCCGTCGGCATCGCGGCGACCGTTTTAATTCTAGGCGCTCTTGTCGCGGTCCGGCTTGCGACGGGGCGCCCCTTTGAGGGTATCGGCGAGTCTATGAACCGGGTACTCCTTGGCGATCTGGACGACCAAGCGCGCGCGAAGATGGAAACGCGCCACCAACTGGGGGGCGATAAGCATATCGCGCGCATGTCGGGGCAGAGCGGGGTGATAGGGGCGCAGGTAACCGAGCTCGCGAAAGACCTAAACAAGCTCCATTTACAACACGAGATCGGGTCGTCGCTCCTGCGCGAGCGGTTCCCCGTGAACAACGTGTTCGACATGCTCATCCTTCGCGCCAAGGAGAAAATCCTAGAGGCCTGGGAAGCAAACGACGGCGTGAGAAAAGCCAAGCAACTGAGGGCGCTGTTGTCGCCCTCGGGGGCGTTTATGGAGGCCTTCAATAAGTACACGATCGCCGGCGAGTTCCTGGGGGTTCGGTGACTGAGACCAAGGTCAAGGTACGGCTCGACAACCGCCAGGCGAAGAGCCAGTTTCGAGACCTCGTACGCGAAGGCAAGCGCGCGGCGGGCAAGGTTTCGCGGAGCATTCGGTCGACAGTGGGGCGAGGGCTTGGGGCGGTCGGGTTCGGTGCCGCTCTCGGTACCGGGATTCAGACTATGCGCAGCGCTACGCAGAGCGGGGTCGGGGACGTGGTGAGCGAGTCGTTCGGGGCTTTCGGTGCGCGTATGAGTGATTTCTGGCTCGGGGGCTTGGGCCAAGAGGCTAAGGCGAGTAAGTCTGCGCGTGAGGAGACGATTGCAGCCTTCGGGGCCATTGCCGGTGCAAGGAACGCGATCCCGCCCGGCGCCAAGCAGTTCTACGAAGGTGTAAAGACGCTCCGCCTGCACGAAGAGAAAGGCCGGCATCTTTTCGAGCAAAACAAAGACATGTACGGCCCCGACGTGGGCGACCTCATTAGCCGCATCGGGTCCGTGATCGGTACAGAACTCAGTAAGGCCATCGACATTTTGATCGAGAAGATACCATTCGTGGGGAAGTGAAATGTCAGTCGTAAACCCGTTCTCGATTACCTACAACGGCCGCCGGCTGGGGGGCACCTCGGCGACGTACCAACTCGTGGGGCCGTACGTGCTCGACAAGAGCTACGACGCGATCCGTATCGTGGCCGACGTCGTCGTTGTCGCCGGCTCGATCGCGGGCCTAAAAAGTGCGTGCGAGGCTCTCGAGGACAAGTTTCGTACGCGCCTGGAAAACGGGGAGACGTTCTCGATTTCGATGTCGGCGAACACGTGGACGTACATCACCGGGCAAAACGTGCTGAAGGTAACGAGCTCGATCACCAAGAGCGGCAACCCGGATCTTGACCGAGGTCTTTCTCGGGGTTACACGGTTACGATCACCGGCGAGCTTCCGGCAGACGCCGCGAGTGATGCGGGCTTGCGCGATATTGAGGCGCTAATCGACTTCGAGGCGGGGCGCCAGAAGGTCGTTACCTTCCGAGGCACGTATACGGCCACAACGGCGGGCGACGCCAAGGCGCGCTACGAAGCCGACGCCGACAACACGACGACCGCATACCTTAACGTAATCGACTCGTCCGCGACGTGGGAGCTCGTCGACGAGACTTATTCGCTTGACCGCGAAGGCGGAGCAACGCCAGCGCCGCACACGCTTGACTTTACGCGCCAATACGTGGAGCTTCTCATAGCTGCCACGAGCACGGCGGGCGGCGGCGACCAGATCAGAGACCACCGCATAACATTTACGGATCTCGGCTCTTACCCGGGCGACTCAAAGGAAGAGGCGACGCGCTTCCGTCGTGTGGTCGGCTCCTACGACTGTTCTGTAAACATCGACGAAACAACGAACCTTCAGAGCGTGTACGAGGGCAAGGTTAAGAATTACGTTCGTGAGCTCTTTACGCAGAACTTCACGCCCACGCAGTACGGCGTCGAGGAGGAGCGCGTAAGCTACGACGAAACCTCGAAACGTATCTCGGTCTCTTTTCAGTTCATCTATCAAACACAGGACGGCGAGGACATTATCGAGATGTCGCAGTCGGTGGCCTACAGAGAAAGCCGCAGCATCGACTACACCCCGACGCACGAAGAGGACGAGTTCGCGCAAGAGGCCGACGTCGGGTTCGCCACGCTTGAGCGGATATGGAATCGTACGGCTATCGGGATCGGCGAGATCAAGCCCCGCCTGCGCATCCGAGAACGAGCCGCAGCCGGCGGTCCTGTCGGGGGCTTCTACGATAAGATCGGTGGGCTTCGCGGCCCCGAGAATCGCGATACGACGGTCGTACTGCGCGAGGGGTGGAATGTCATCTCGAACACTTCCCAGGTTACGCCGCAGTGGCTCGGGATGCCTAGCGGAGAGCAGCGCATCGAAGTTACGGTCTTAAACGAATCTGTGGTCGAGCGGTTCAACACTAGACCTGGCGTGGGTACGTCCGCAGGCCCGGCTACCGGCGGGGGGAGTGGCGGCCCGATTACCGGCCCCCACTAAAATACCTTATGGCGAGCTTAAAGAAGGCGAAGGTAACCCTGGGTAATGTGCCCCTGGCGGCTACGGGTAGCGTGTCTTGGCAATTTGTCGGCGGCACGTCCCCATACCAGACCGTAATGTCGGTGCACAAAAGCCGGTGGCGTATACTAGAGGGACAAATTGGCGAGCCGCTTAACCTGAAGATCGTCGACTCACGCGGCGTCGAGACGTCGATTAATCAGGTGTACATCTTGCACCTAACGCCTAGCGACTCGCCGCATCGCACATCATTCTTAGTATCCGACAAGCGGTGGAAGTGGGCGAACAAGATCGTTGTGCGGGACTTCAACATGCCCCGCAAGACGGGCGACCGCACCGCGCTTAACCGGGTGCCGGTTGAAACGCAGACGGTAGTCGACGACTACGACTACCTTGCGTATTCGCTGCAAGGGGATCAGGGCGTGAAGTGGTCAGCGAAAGAGGCGGTAAAGGAGGTGCTCGAAATACTGGAAGGCGCAGGCACGGAGAGCGGCGGGTACCGGGTCGAATCTTTTCCGATCAAGGACACGGGCGGCGGGGCTGCGGGCGAGCTCTCGCTGCAAGGGATCACGCTGCGCGATGCGGGGGACGTGGCGCTCGCTCGGATGCTCACATATGTTCCGGGCGCGGACGTGTACGTAAACGCCAAGGGGCAGGCTATCGTCTTCGACGCGACAGACATCGACGCGACGAAAGCGCACTTCCAGAAGATCCCCCCGAGCACGTACGCCGGCGAACATGCCGAGTGGATCGACCGCAAGCACATACGACCTAAGAAAGTGATCGTGCACTACCAGCGCGAGATCGAGATTCTACTCCGTTACGAAGATAATTACGGCCAGGTCACAAGCGCGCAGCCGGTGAGAAACGCGCCCTACCTGGAGAACGTCTGTCCTACGGTCGACCCGAAAACAGAGCTCTCCAACGAGTTCGACCCCGAGTCGGGCATGTACCAGCGAAAGACGGTACCCCCCGGTACGTGGGTTCGCTTCGACAAGTTGCTCGCTGCATGGGATGCGGACAAACCCGAGGGCAGTTGGCCGTGGACATTTAAGACCATCAAAATGCACTGGCTTAAGGGCAACCTAGAAGGGGTGCTCGGCGCGCAAGGTAAAGACGTAGACACAGAGGCCAACATAGCGCTACGGGTGCAGGCGATCCGGCAGCACTTCCGGCAGACATTCCGCATCAACCGCCGGTACATGACGCGCGTTAGGTCTTTGCGCGCGGTGCGGGTGGGGATGCTCGATCCCGTCACCGGGGCTCGGGCGCCGGCCGCCGTGTGGGGCCAGGCTTGCATTATACCGACGACGAAGGGGGAGTACATAGCTGCCCGGAGCACCGACGAGACCGATAAGCTCAAGGTCTACCGTAACGTCGACTACCTCGCGCCTTCGCGGGCTCCGGGTACGCAGATCATCGAAACGGCACCAGGTCCGACCCGCGTGAGTATCATCGACGAGGAGCTCGGGATCTTTCGGCTCTCCTGGGAGGCGTCCCCCTACGGGACCGTCGGCAGCTTCATTCCGTGCCGGATTGTATGCGACACGAAACTCGACGGGTGCGTGCCGATGCGAGACTTGTCGCAGCAAGATACCCAACCTGTGGGGCCCGGCCTCCAAGTCGAAGAGGGGGCTAACGGTATCTTCTTAGATAAGAAGCTAGAGTACGCCGTCGTTCTTACCGTGGTGCCGGCGGCTCCTAACAACGAGAAGCAGTTTCACCGCGAAGAGATCGAGGCGTCTGACGTGCAGGACCTTTTCCGGCGTGAGTTCGGTATAACCGACGGTGAGGGTCCCGACTTGCACGTCGTAGTGCCTCCTGGCGAGGTGACGGCGCGCTTTGCGCTAGCGGTAGAGGACGCCGCAGGCGCAGGTATCGCGGAGTTGTTCGGACTTAACGGCGCCCCAAACACCGCCGGCGTCGAAGGCCCGGACGTGCCTGGGTACATCCTCACCAACGGAGAGCGCGAGATTAAGCCCCACGCCACGAGTTTCGCGGCCGAGCTCTTGACGGCCTACGCCGATAACATCCAAGGCGCCGTGGTTACTCGGGTACCCAAGGACGGCCTGGAGCTCGTCGGTAATATGAGCAGCGCCGCCGTTCGCGTAGCCGCGGCCCCCTCGGCGAAGGTCGACGCGGTGCACAGCTTCCCCGGGCAACAGAGGCCCATTTCGAGGCTCGCGACCATGCCCGAGAGTGCGCGCCAGCTAATCCTCGGTATCGTACCCTTCAAATGACCGGTATTAGCGACTTCATGGACCTGGGGTTCTTCCCGCTGCAAGACCATGCCTCGGGGCAAGACGGTACCCCGGTGCACGCCCGCCTTATGATCGCAGGGGGCCGAATCTCCCGCGTGGAGACGCCCGCGACTTCCGGCGAGTCGAACTTTATCGAGTACGCTAAAGAGTACGAACTCGGCACGCTCGGCGACGTACATCCGTGGATGTTCTGGCAGACCCGCGAGCGCGGAGCGCGCGGCATGGGCTCCTGGGCGCAGTGCTTCGGCACTCTCGCCGTCGACGCCGACGGGTATTACGGTAACGTCAACGCGCAACCTCTGCGGGGTCGGTCTAACGCGCCATTTGCCAACGACACGCGCTACCGGGTGCTCGATCCTGCGTGGCCCGTGGGCCTGTCGCACGTGCCGCGCGGCGCGCTTACGCTTCTCGTGCCGGGCACCGACGAGGCCGAGCAGACCGAGCTCGCGCTGTGGACCGACCCGCGCATCGTAGCTCCGAATGCAACCGGCCCGGGCGAGTGCGGTACGCTTGTCGTTGACCTACAGCCGACGCATGAGCTTTGTATGGACGGCGAGACCCGCCCCGGCATGGGCGGGCGACATGCCCGTATACAGACCTTGCTGCGTGTAATCGCGGTGCCGCCTCAGACCGGTTTTGCCAATCTCGGGAACGCAGGCAACACGATTGCGCTCAATTTCACGACTACGGGCACCGAGAGTATCCCGAACTTTGGCGCTTTCTTCGGTCTCGTAGACGGGTCCGGTGGCCCAACGACGGGCGGCCCGAGTGGCCCGACGACGGGCGGCCCGACGACGGGCGGCCCGAGTGGCCCAACGACGGGCGGCCCGATCACTGGCCCGCACGGAGCGGCTGCCCTTGCCGGCGTACGTAACGTCGGCGCCGGCTCCTTTGGGGGCGGGGGCGATCTTGGTAGCGCTAGCGGCAGCACCGAGGAGGAGTTCGAGCCTCGCAGCTTCGGGGAGTTCGCGCCGAAGCCCGTGCAGGGTCACGGGATCGGCCTCATGGCTGCCATGGGGGCAGACGGTCCGCTGCACCCAGGCGCCGCGAACGACAAGCACCGACACGGCACCGATCGCGACGGGCACCCGATTAACGCGGCGCACATATCGACTGAGGCCTTCTTCTACCAAGACTCAGAGCTTGACGCCCCGATTGCTTTTGAGGGTGGTTACCCCAACCCAACGCCGTTACCTATCCCAGCGCCGGCCCATCTCAGCTACGACGGGACGTCTTCGCATTCCTTTATGCAAGGCGCTAAGTCCGGGCGTTGGCGGCTTTGGTGCGAGACGCCAGACGTAACACCGCCGCCGCCGGCAACGCCGACTACGGGCGGCGGCCCAGGCATCCAGCCGCCGACCTTTGTAACGGGTCCGGGCAGGCGTCCGGGCGTCCAGCCGCCGGCCTTTGTAACGGGTCCGGGCCCGGGTGTAACGGGTCCGGGCCCGGGCACGCCTGGGGGTAAGCCGAAGCCTACGGGGCCAATAACACCGAACCCTGGAGGTAAGCGCTTTCCAGGGTACCCGCCCACCGGGCCTATCAAGCCCGGAGGCGGCCCCACAACGGGCGGCCCTGGTAGTGGCGGTCCCGCGGGGCCTGTCAGGCCTGGCGGCAGTGGGGGCCAGCCTAGCGTGCCGTGCAAGGTACCGCCGGCTGGACCTACCAGACCGGCCGGAGGGCCTACCAGACCGAACGGCGTCCCGCCTCGTGCCGGCCAGCCCGCCGGCGGCTCGCGCACGGGCGGCAACGGCCCTAACGTGGGAATGCCCGACGAGACGGGGCTCGGAGCCGGTGCCGCCGCGGGGGCTGCCGGGTCCGAGCCGCGCACAGGGCGGAGCTCTGGACGCCCGGGCGGCTCTCCGGTATGGCGCAAGGGCGGCCGGGGGCTTATCGGCGAGGGGGGCGACCCGATCGAAACGTCCAACAGCACGGCGGTAACCCCGAGCGGCGCGCGGCTATCCGGCTCGGGCTTCATACTTCGGGACGGTGCCGCCGGCGGCCCTGGGGGTGGAGGTACGCCAGCGACCGACCCCCGCACCGACCTCGGGCGGTGGTCGGGGATGAACACCGTAAGCAATACGCCGCAGCAAGTGCAGGGCGTTGTCGAAAGAGTCGGCGAGGCGTCGCGCGAAGAGGTTGCGCTCTACTCACTCTTCAGGCCAATGGCGCAAGGCTTCGCGGCCGTCAATTTCCGGCCGCAGTTCACCGTCGCGGGCGCCCCGTGCTTCGAGCACAATCCGCAGCTACCGACGCCGATGTACTTTCACGACGAGGCGGTAAGGCCCCAGGTGCTTGCGATGCGTGCGTGGGGCGCGCAAGACGCGGCTAGCGGCGAGTGGGCACACGTCGAAGAGCCGAGAGTATCGCGAGCGCGTGGGGGCACCGGGCACGGCGGGGTCATCTTCTCGCCGCCGCGGTTCGAGCTCTCCGACTACTACGGCATCGGTGCCGACGTGTTGGACGTGGCCGAGACGGCGAGCGCGCAGGCGACTACGGCCTACGTGCTCGCCGCGCCTGGCGTTCGCTACGCGCTCGGGCTCCCGAACGCCGACGGCACGCTGCAAGCTAACGGCGTGCAGATATACCAGCCGACGCTAGCGTCGGGACTCTCGATTACGCACGACGACGTCGAGGTCGTGAGCGCCTACAAGAACGCCGCAAGCGAGACGATCGTCGAGCTCGCGCAGGGGGGCACGAAGACGGGGCTTCTGATGCCGAGCGGCACGACGGCGAACCGGCCGACGACAGCGGCAGCCGCCGGGCTCATGCGGTGGAACACGACGACGAGCGGGCTCGAAGTATACGACGGCGCTTCGTGGGCCGCGGTCGGTGGTGGCGGCGGTGGTGGCCTGATCACCAACGGCGATTATACGGTCTCGACCGGCGTCCGAGTTCTCGGCCGCGAGTCGGGCGCGGGAGACATCGAAGAGCTTCAAGTTACGAATGGGCTCCAGATAACGAGTGGCGCGCTCGGGTTTATTACCGGGGTCAAAGGCGATATAGATATCGCGGTAGATGCGAGCACGCTTACCATCGTCCAGGCGACACTTGCCGCGATCCGCGCGCTAACGCCGGCGGCAGATAACGTCCCATACTGGACAGGGGCAACAACAGCCGCAAACACCGCGCTCACCGCTACAGGTCGCGCAATCATCGGCGCGACAGACACCGACGACGCGCAGTTGCAGATCGGGCTTAATAGCGAGCGCAGCCATGTGGACTTTCAGGACATGTGTGCCACCAATGCGGGAGCGGCTGGCTACACGGCGTCGAACTCGGGCAGCGGGACCAATGTAAGCCAAGGGTGGCCCTTTACGAATGCCTCGACGAACGCCGTCGGGGTGCTCATGCTAGAATCAGGCACGACGACCTCGGGCTATTCTAGCATGAGCACATGGAATAATGCTCTGCGGTTCAACACAGGCACTGCGTTTACATTCGAGGCGCGACTGATCACCGAGACGCTCTCGTCGGCGGCGCAAGAGTATCGGCTGGAGGTTGGTTTCGGGGACTCGTGGAGCTCGACTTGGCCAACCGACTCGGCGCTGTTCCGCTATGACCGAGCAACGGACGGTGCGAACTGGCAGTGCATCACTAGGGCGGGTGGGAGCGAGACCAAGACCGATAGCGGTATCGCTGTCAATGCGGGAACCACCGGCACGATGCAGATCCTCGGCATCGAGGTGGCTGCGGACGGCTCGTCTGTGGTCTTCAAAATTGCCGAGGGCACAGTGGCGACACACACGACTCGCATCCCAACCAACGGCGGTAGCCTCGGCTATGGTGCCGCGATACTCAAGAGCGCCGGAACGACCGAGGTACGCGTGGGAATCGACTGGACCCGATTTACGACCACAAGAACGGGCGCCCGCTAGCGCTACCCGCACCGAGGGCCTACGATCAACGCCAACCTATGGACGCAAAACTAGCCCCGTCGACGAAGCCGAAAGCAGACGACCGACCCGAGGCGGCGCAGCGCGCGGAGGCGTGCGGCCGTGAGATCGAGGCCGTGCTCGCCAAACACCGGTGCCGAATCCTTCCTTTCTTGCAGCCACTCGAAGCGATCGGCGCCGACGGATCTAGGGCCGTCGTATCGGCGAGCTTCGGCATCATCCCCGACCCCTCGCCGACGCCGTGACCGACGGCGTCAAGGGCGAGGGCACCGGCGGCGGGTGGGAGAGTTGGTCCCGGTTGGTACTTGCCGAGCTAAAACGCCTGGACGCTAACGTAGAACGCCTGGCGGATAAGATGGCCGAGGTGCCCCGGTGGATAGATCGCGCCGTAAAACACGAAACAAACAACCGCCGCCACGTCGAGGACGACGTGCGCGTCGAGCTCTTGCGGATCGCCACCGATCTCGCTCAACTGAAAGTGAAGGCCGGCGTCTGGGGCTTGTGCGGGGGGCTTTTGCCCGTAGCAGTCGCGGTCGCTCTTAAAGCCCTGTAAAGACTATGCGAAACCTTACCCGATGGGCGGTACTAGCCGCGGTTTGCCTGGCCCTCTGCTCCTGTGGGCTCTTCAACAGCGAACAAATCGAGGCCGCGTTAACGGTCATCGACCAGCTCGCCGAGGACGGCAAGATCACAGGTGAACAGGCCGAAGCCATGCGCCAGGCACTCATGGCGAACACGGGCGAGCCGTGGTACCTGCAAGTCGGTCGCGTGGCTCTGGAAGTGGGTATGGCGGTGCTTGGCGTTCGGCTGTGGCGCGGTCCGAGCGCGACCGCGGCGGAGCGCCTCGTGCGTCGGGGCGGCGCGTGACAACTCCGACCCGCGAGCTCCTTCAAGCGAAGGCCGCGCCGGCGTTCGTCCCGAACCGTTTTCGCGATCCGCTTTACCACGTCGAGGACGGCGCTATGGGCGAAGCCTACGGGGCTAAGCTCGGTAAGTGGTTCGACGAGCACCGAGACAAGTTTGTACGCGGCGGCGACGAGCACGGAGCACAGCGCTTTAACTACGAGCTAACCGATCTCGATGGCTACATGCCCACGGAGCTCCTGGGGCCGTTCAAGAAAAAGCTCATCGCAGCAACAGCAGACCCGGAGGTGCTCGACGCGCTCAGTATCCCGGCGTTCGACCTCCGGTTCGTCGAGATTCACGCCACGCTGTACCATCACGGCTCACACTTCATCTGGCACGATGACGCGCCAGGTTACGACGGCGAGATCGTGCCCAGCCGGCGCGCGACCTTCTGCTATTACATGCACTCTACGCCGAAGATGTTCGCCGGCGGCGAACTGGAGTTTCTCGACGGTACGGAGGTCGAACCGAAGAACGATCGCCTTTGTCTCTTCCACCCGATCCAACAGCACCGCGTGAAGCGCGTCGAGTGTTGGAGCTCACACGTGTTACATGGGCGCTGGGCGCTCATGGGGTGGGTGCACGGAGAGCCGCCCGAAGGGTGGGTCGAGCGCATACCCGAGCTTCGAGGTAAGCCACATCAAGGCTAAAAAAAGGCCCTGCAGGGTTCGCCGACCTACAGGGCCTCTACCTCTCACTGGCACCGCGCTAACCACCAAATCGAGAGCCCTACCGCCCACAGCATACCACCGACAAACACCCACGCGATAACCGCGGCCCCGTTATCTTCGTCGGTCATTTGGAGGGTACCCCCGCCACGTAGCGCGGGCGCACCTTAAGCCCTGCGTCGCGGCACTTAGCGGCGAAAAGCTGCACGGCTTGGCGAGAGACCCGGTGCCTTCGGGCGAGCTCAGAGAACGTGGTACGCGTGTTTACCAGCGCCGCGACCAGCCGAAGCCTCGACCGCGGGGGCTCAGGCTCCCCGGAGAGAGGCACGACATCATGCTCGGCACACGCGGTCTGAACCAAGGTCGCGCCGACGCCGAACTCTTTACAAGCCTCGGCGGTCGTGTGGCGCTGGCAAAATCGCGCGATCTTCTTGCGCCGGGCCTGGCGCTCGGCCCGGCTCATCGAAGACACAGCACCCCCAACAGCAGAAGACCCAAGAGGAGAGCGGTACCGACAGCGAACCCGCTCTCGGTGACGTGCTGGCCGGCGCGACCCTGGCCCCCAAGGACAAGGGGCGGCTCGCTATCTTTCGGTGTTTTGGTCATAGTGGGCCGGATAATGATGGAAGAGCTACCCCCTGTCAACCCCCGCGCCTCTAAATCGGTGCTCTTGGAGGCTCATGCGATCGTCTACGGTGCTCGGCAAGACCGCTACGGCACCCCGAGCGATAATCACGCGCGCACCGCGGCGCTGTGGTCTGCGTATCTCGGGTGCCCGATCACCGCGCGCCAGGTGTGCGTGCTTAACATCTTGCAGAAAGTGAGCCGCGACGCTCACACGCCGGGGCGAGATAACGCCGTCGACATCGCCGGCTACGCCGAATGCTTAGAGATCACTCGCCATGTCTTGGATTAAGTGCGTGTGCGGAGATTACTGGTGCACCACCCACCAAGCACACGTGCACGATTGCGATTGTCCGCCCGTCGAAGAGTGGGAGACTAATCCGTACCGCGTTAGCCCCGAAATCTTTTCGCTCGATATCCGTCTGCGGCGACGGGGCAACCGGCCGCCCAACGGGGCACCTCGGCCATGATCGCGCAGTACTCGCGCACGTCCCCCTTACCTTCGGGTACCTCGGAAGCTGCCGAGTCGTGCACGTGCATTACGAGCGGATAGCCGGCCGCCTCTAGCCGCAGGAGTGCGTCGGCCAGCAGGTCGCGCGCGAGCCTTTGCACCACATTCTCGACGAGCTTACCTCCGTAGGTATCTTCGAGCTCCATACCGCTCTTAGCGCTGTTCTGGGACCAGAATTGTAGCTGTGGCCCCGCGAACTCATGCTCGACGATCTCGCCGGCTTCGACATCCCACCACTTGACTTTCTTCGTTTTGTGGACGATGGCAGGGCGCCAGTATCGAATGGCGCCACCGCTGGGGAGCGCGATGAAGAGGCACGAGTCGTTGGCCCACGCGCGCAGGCGTCCGACCGTGTGCGAGGTGCCTCGCTCACGCACCGCGGCCATTGCGGCCTTTTGGAGCGCGGCCCACAAGTCTACGATATGGCCGTTCGTTGCGCGCCAGGCCTTCTGTACCTGCGAGGCGGTGCTCGCGTCAAGCGAGACGCCCCACGCCGAGGCCGTGTCGGCGAACTTGAGGCCGCCCATTTGGTACTGGAGCGCCAGTTCGGCTACCTTGCCAAGCTGGCGCTTGTCGCTGCCGACCGCGGCGGCGGCGAACTCGTAGAGGTCTTGCGGCTTGTCGTCGATCTCACCCTGGCGGAAACGGTCGAGCTCGCGAAAGTAGGTGTGCAAGAACTCTAGCTTGTCCGTTTGGTCGGCGACCCAAGCGCAAACACACGCCTCGATACTTGAGAAATCGGCCGCGATAAGATCGTGGCCAGGTGCCGCGGCGACCACTGACCGCAGCTTTTGCGAGAGCGCCTCTAGGGGGCGCGCTTCGGCGCGCTCAAGGAGCTCCATATCGTTGCGTGCGATCGCCATATCGACGAGGTAAGACGCCGACGCCGTTAGCCGGTCCTTCGGTAGGTTGTGCACTTGCAGCCCGGAGCTCGACCACCGCATCGTGGACGCTGCACCGTAGCGGAGCGCGTTACGCAGGCGACCGTCACCGCCGACCATGAGGTCGACTCTCCGCAGTTTACGCAGCGACGTTATCTTCGTCGCTTCGACGCGATTCTCTAGCACCTCGCGTACCGAAGGCTTGAGGTCGTGCCGCCCCAGGATCTCGGCGAGCGCGCGCTTGTCGGTGCTCTCGGACCAGTACCACCTACCCGTGGCGGGGCTGCGCTTTTGCACGCGCGGCAGTTCGACGCCGTGGCTCTTGAGCCACCGCTTGAGCGCCGGCGATGCCACCGAGTCCGCGAGCTCGTAGCGCGAGGCCCGTTGCGCGCTACGCGCTAAGCGCCGCACACGGCGCTCGGCCATCGAGCGCAGCCGTGCGGCGAACTTCTGGTCGAGGTATACGCCCCGTAGGTTGATCTTCTTGTCTAGGTTCCAGATCGCAAGCTCGCGCACGGATAGCCCGTCCATCAAAAACCAGCAGTGCAGCATCGAGAGCACGTCGTCGTCACAATACACAGACAAGCGCTCAAGATCGGCAGGCGTGGCCGTCGGGTAGTCGACCAGGCCGTCGCCCAGCTCTCGGGCTTTTGCCAGCCGTTGCATTAGTTTCTTCCCGACGCTGTCCTTTTGTACTCGCGCGCCGAGGGCTTCGGCTAACCCGGCCAAGGACGCCGGCAGGTTGAGCTCGCACCCGTTCGCTTGCGTGTCGCGCCACTGCGAGAGATCGCACGGCGGCCAGTCGAAGCGTGGTAGCAGCACATTCGACCAGATCGCAATCTCGAAGCTCGTGTTGTGCGCAAGCAAACGGCCGCCAGCACCGATGTAGTCTATGAGCTCGCGGGGTAGCTCGTCGCCGGGGTACCACCGGTGCACCGGGCCGACCGTCTCGGCGCTCTCTGCGTACGCCCAGGAGAGCACATATACGCGCGTCGACGGGTGCCTCGAATACGCCCAAGCGCCGTAGTCGGAGAGATCGGCCGCCGATACGGTTTCGATATCGACACCGACGACCCCCTTGTTCACGTCGAAAAAGAAGGCGCCGGGTTCGCGGGAAGGGGTCATCGTCTTTTAACGGTCGGGTCAAGACAGCGAACCCGGCGCCGAGTGTGCTAGGGGTAGGAGTCTACCCGAGAAGGCCGGCGAGAGGATCGCCGCCGTCGACTTCTGGCGGGGTGCTCCCCGTGTCGATCGTCTCGAACAGGTCACTCGCCTGCGTACGGCCGGCGAACGCCTCGTCGTCCTTGACCAGTTGCACGGCTTCGAGGCTGAAAGAGACGCCCTTGCCGCTGGCGTTATCCCACGCGAAAGCGCGGACATAGAAGCGGCACCAGCACCCCGAGTAGACACGCTTCTCGGCTTCGGCGGTGGCGCGGGCGATGGTGTCCTCGTCCGCGTTCGCGGCCACGTCCAAGACAGGGCGCTTCGCTTGGTCGACAATCTGCGGGGCGTACCGGTTCATCGCCTTAAGGGTAAACCAACCGGGTTCGAAGCCCGAGTAGGGGCGCCCGTCCTGCGTGGTCTTGCCGTCGGCCTTCTTGAGCGGCATCGCGCGCCCTTCGAGGGGGGTCGTCTTCCCCCACTTCTCGATCATCGCCGCGTTGATTGCCTTCGAGAAAGGGGTCATGTCGAGGCCCGGCGGGATAAGCACCGTCGCCTGGTAGCGCACCTCGGTCGGTGTCGTCGGGTGCTTGGGCGTCGGCGCGAACAGGCTCGCGAACGCGAGCCGGCACGGCGGGGTGAGGACTTCGTTATCTTTCAGTTCCATAGGTCAAGTTATCAGTCGGAGAAAACGGCAGCCGCCGACTTGGCGGGCGCGCGTGTGTCGGAGTGCGGCACGAGCTTCTTAGCTTCGGGCCGCGTAATCAGAGGGGCGAGTTGTGCTGCGGCTTCTTTCTTCGAGACCGGCAGCGCCGCCACGATTGCTTTCTCGGCCGCCGTCGGCGACAGGGTCTTCGTAGGCGCGTCGGGGTCGACGCCGACCGAGCGCATATATTCAGCGGCGGCCGTCGCGTCTTTCCATGCGCGGTTACCTTGCGTTGTGACGAGCTTGTGCCCCGGGATCTCGACGCCACCGTGCGCGAGCTCGGTGGCGCGCTCGCGCACCGCCTTTATGAATGCCTCGACCCGCGGGAACATCTCAAGCATCTGCCCGATGTCGTCGGGCCGCAGCCCGGGCACGTCGGCGGTCTTCGGCACGAGCTCACCGCCGACGGGCTCGTCGAAGACTTGCAGCGCGATCTCGCGGGCCTCGGCGTTACGGGCAGGGCAGACCGTCGCCGCCCGGCAGAATTGGCACTGCTTCTCACCTGGCACGAGGGTCTCGCCACCGTCGGCCGCCGCCTTCTTGGCGGCCGGCCGGCAGGTGCCCTCGGTCCACTGGGCGAGATCGTGCGCGGATATGTCGAACCAACGCCACGGCGGCCCACGGTGGTGCCGTGGCTGCACGATATGCACCCGGACGTGGTCTATGCCGGGGTGGGTTTCGGCGAACGAGAGAAGCGCAGCGGCGGCGTAGACCATGCCCTGCTCGTTAGCGTGAGCGTCGACAAAGACGCCAGCCCCGAACTTCAAGTCGAACACGTCAAGCCGGCGCTCCGAGAAGACGAGCGCGTCGGCGGTGCCCCAAACGTCGGGCGTGAGTGTAACCTTTTGCTCGACGTAGAGCGTGCCGCCTTCGGTGCGGAGTACCGCCGCCGCCGCGTTAACGTAAGTCCGCACGGCGTCGACCATCTCGTCGTCGACGGTGAACCTACCGCAATCGGAGACCTTGCCCCGGTACCATACCGGCGAGACTCGCGCCCCAGGGTCGAGGCACTCGCTCGCGACCCAGTGCGCGAAGGTGCCCTCGTCGGCGGCCTTGCTCGATGTCTCCGGCAGCGCCGCCTCCAGGGCGTAAGAGCCGGGACAGCGCATCCAACGCGCGGCTGAGCTTGGGGCTAGGTTTGCGTGCGCCATTACCTACCCTTGCAGCGCAGCGCAGCGATAACGGTCGCGCGGTCTTCCGGCTTGATAGACGAGACATCCGCCGCGCCCACGGTCTGGAAAGCCTTACCGACGGCGTCGATGCCGGTCGGGTCTTTCTCGACGCACGCGCGGATTGCGTCGCGCACCGCGTCGGCGGTGGGCAGGTCCGGGGCTTCTACCTCCGGGGCCACCTCCGGCGGCTTTTTGTTCTTCGAGCCAGCAGGACGGCCGCGCTTCGGCTTGGTGGGCTTAGTCGGCTCAGGCGCGTCGGTCTCTTGGCAGAATCGTTGCAGGTCGCTAAGGCGATCGGCGGGAACGGTGAGGGTGACGGTTACTTCAGAGATCATAGTTATTACGGGCGGGGGGAATGCGGGGCGTCTATCACCTCGCGGATCATTTGGGTTTTACGTTGCAGCACGCCGACGAGGGCCTCGTCGAGCGTGCCGGCAAGAGTTACGAATCGCACGCGGCACTTGTGCTCCTGGCCGATGCGGCGGATACGGATAGCGGCCTGCGTGTTCTCGCCCGGCACGAAAGACATCTCGGCGAACACTAGCTCGCTAGCGGCCGTGAGAGTGGTACCCGTGCCGCCGGCGAGGATGTTGCACACGATGACACGCACGTCGTCGCGCGTCTGGAAATCGTCGACGTAAGCCGTGCGCCGCGCGGCACCGGTGGCGCCGGTGATGGTGCGAACACCGAACCGAGCCAGGCTCCGCGCTATGGCGTCGACTACGTCCTTGTGGTGGGCGAAGACGACGACCTTGTCTAGCTGGCCGTCTTGGAGCTCGTGTTCGAGCAGGGCGGCGGTAGCGTCGGCCTTCGCCAACCCACACAAGCGCCGGAAGGCGGCGAAGGCCTTTGACGTGCCCAGCACCTCGAAGGCTTGCTCGGCTGTGCGTTCTTCGGCGAGCGCGGAGACCAACGCCGGCGGGAGCTCGGCGGCGAGGCGCTGGATCTCGTGCGGCATCTTGTCCGGTCGCAGGGCCACCGTCTCGTAACGGATGTCGGGCAGGTCGAGCGCCTCGTCGGCTCGGCGGCGTAGGATCTTGCCGGTGAGGCGTTCGCGCAGCTTGTCGAGGTTCTTGTTGCCGATCACCTTGACGTTATCTCCGTAGGGCGACCACGTTGTCGCGCAGAAGTGACCGCGGAACGACTCAAAGGCCTCGGAGAAATCGGCGGGCCAGAGCCCATGTGCCATTGTCCAGAGGTCGGTGGCGTTGTTCGGCATCGGGGTACCGCTCAGACACCACACGCGCTCTGAGGTGGCGGCGATAGATAAGGGGACTCTATTAAGGCCGTAGAAGATGGCCGAGCGCTTGGCGCCGCGCCCGCGGAAGAAGTGCGACTCGTCTAATACGCACACGTCCCACCGCTGCCTAAGTAACGCCGCGCGGACTTTCGGGCTGAGTAGCAGCCCGTGCGTCGTGATAACGGTATCGCTCTGGCCGGCGAGGTTCGCGTCGGCGCCGCTCGCGATGACGAGCGGCGCGCGGAGGGGAGACCACTTCTCGATCTCGCGCCGCCAGTTCCATATAACGCACGTGGGCGCAACGACGAGCATACGGTGCGCGCGCGCTCGGTCCGCGGCGACGACCGCGGTAATGGTCTTGCCGAGGCCGGGATCGTCGGCCAGGCACGCGCGAGTGCGACAGGCTAGCCAGTCGGCGCCCGTCCGTTGGTGAGTGTAGAGCATGGAGAGAGGAGTAAGGGGCGCCGAACATACCTCGCACCCTTTCTTCGTGCAAGCGCAAGCCCGCGAACTTTTTGGCGATCCGCTGCGGCGGCGGCCCGACCCCTACATTCGGTGGCTTGCAACCGTCGCGTTCGCGTGGCAGGTTGGCGGCTGTGCCAACCCATGCCGCCCCGGCCCTGCTTTGTGAGCTCACTAGATGGCTCCGGTGGGATCTCAAGACCAACCGGAAGGGGAAGGCAACCAAGGTGCCCGACCGCAGCACGCGGCACCGGGGGCGATGGCTCACCCACGCCCAGGCGAGCGCGGGCACGAAGACCTCGGCGGAGGGTGGGGTCGGCTTCGTGTTCACTGGTGGCGTTGACACTCCCGCCGGCCGAGTCTACGCGCTCGACGTAGACGGGTGCCGAGATCCGGCGAGCGGCGCCGTCGAGGCTTGGGCTATGGCTATCGTAAACCATTACGGGCGCACGTTCACAGAAGTTACCCCGAGCGGTTGCGGGCTGCGTGTGTGGGTGATCGTTCGCGACTACCCGAAGACCCTGGCTCGGGCGAAGGTCAAGCTAGAGCACGCGCGGCCGGCAAACGTGCCAGAGCATAAGGCCGTCGAGGTTCAGTTGTTTGGCTACGGCGTGCCGCAGTATGTCACCGTCACCGGGTGCCTACTCCCCGGCTGCCGTACCGACATCGAGGTCGTCGAGAATCTCGACTACCTGGTAGAGACGTTCGGTTTTGCGGAGAGCGACCAGGAGCTCACGAGCAACGCGCTACCAAAAGGGGGCGGCGATGCGCCCTCGGTCGACACGATAGCCGCGCGCATCGGCGGCAGTCCCGACGCGGCTTTGATCGTCGACGCCGAATGGGCCGGCCGTAACCTGGGCGAAGACCCGAGCGCTAGTGGTGCCTACTGGCGCGTGGCGCAAGAGGCGCTAAGGGCTGCCCACGGCCACGGCAGCGCGGCGCTCGACTACTTGCTTACCCGCACGGCCTGGGGTCGAGGTGATGTCGAAGAGTCGGCAGACCCGGCCAAGTATGGCCGGCGGTCGTGGGTAGCGGCCGAGATCCGGCGCGCGGCCGGCAAGAACACAAGCACCAACCCCGAGACGATCTTCGAAGACGAGGTCGACGACTTCGAGCCCCCACCACGACGCGAGAGCCCTATGCTCACGGTCGGCAAAGGCAAGCGGCGGCCTTGGTTTGAGCAGACGCCACCGCCTCGCGAATATCTGTTGCACCACCCAGGAGGGGACGGCCTGCTCCCCCGAGGCAAAGTAGGACTCTTGAGCGCAGCCGGAGGCACCGGGAAGACGACCGCACTTATCCAACTGGCCGTAGCGATCGCTACCAGGCGCCCATGGCTCGATCACTTCGACATCGGCGAAACCGCAGGCCGTGACGTGCTCCTGCTCTTAGGCGAAGAGGATGCAGACGAGGTCTGGCGCAAAGTTTTTTTCGCGTGCATCGAGCTCGGGCTTACCCCCGAGCAAAAGCGCGAGGTTGAGCACCACGTACTCGCGGCCCCGCTCGCCGGCGAGGCGGTGCCGCTCATGCGTCTGGGCGAGCACGGTAACGCCGAAGGCACCGGCCATAGCGACGCGCTACTTGCGCGGCTGAACGAGGGTTACGACTGGGGGCTCGTCGTCGTCGATCCCGTAAGCCGGTTCGCGGGGATCAACGTCGAGAGCGATAATACGGTCGCGACTCGCTTCGTGCAGGAGCTCGAACGGTTTTGCCACGCGCCCGGACGTCCGACAGTGCTCGCCGTCGGCCACACGAGTAAAGAGGCGCGACGCGCCGGCACCGCAGACCAGCGAGGCGTTACGGGACTCTTCGACGCCGTGAGGTGGGCGGCTACGCTCAACGGTAAGTCCAGGCACAGAGTCGAGTTCGAGGTGCCTAAGAATAACCTGGGCAGGCCCTCGGAGATGGTCGCCCTCGTGCGCGGCGAGCACGGGCTCCTGTCCGCAGAAACAAACACCCAAGCCGCCGAACGTAGCGCACAAGAGGCGCACGAGAAGGCGGCAGCGGCGGCCGTCAAGGAAGATCAGAAACTCGCAGCACAAGAGGCTCGACGCTCAAACCTCGTTACCGACGTCGTCACCGCCTGCCGGCGTAACCCCGGAGCTTCGAAGGCGACACTTGTCGCGCTCGTCAAAGGCAAACGAACCTACGCGCACGATGCGGTGGACCGTGCCGTAGCGCTTGGTCTGTTGGTTCGCGAATCTAACGGGAAGGCTTTCCAGCATTATGTGGCGGAGGTGCTGAGATGATAAAGGCCGGGCGTTTCTCCACGGTTCCCACGTGTTCCGGGAACCGGTGGAAATTGGCCCACACTCCCCGGGGTACCGGTCCCCTCGGGACCCTGGGGGGTATGGGGGGAAAAAACATTGTATATGAGAAAATAATACTTCGGGAACTCATCGGTTCCCGAAATACTCGGTGCCGGGGGGAACTGGGAACCGATGGCTAGGGCGTCGCGCGACAAGGGCAAGCGCGGCGAGCTCATGCTGCGCGACGTGCTGCGGCGCCACGGGTGGCCCGGTGCCGAACGCGGACAGCAGCGGCACGGCGGACCAGGCTCTCCCGACGTGCGCGGCGGTCCGGCCGGCGTGCACTTCGAGTGTAAGTTCGTCGAGGCTCTCAGCGCGCGTGTAGCGCTCGATCAGGCTCGGGCCGACGCGGGGGAGGGGGAGATCCCGATCGTGGCGCACAAGCGCTCTCGCGAGCCCTGGGTGGCAATCCTAGAGCTCGACGCACTGCTAGAGCTACTTCGCGAGCGCGAGCTCGGGCGCTTGCTGCGGTGATCCGGGCGTTATTCCTTTGTTCCGATAACAGGTCTTATGTAGTGCTCAGGAATTACCGCGCGCGTGGCACGCTTTTTGTGTGGGCGGTTTATGGCTTAGGCCCTTGCGGCCGGCTGGCCGTCGTGTATGGAGGGGCGTATGCCGATAATCGAGACTCCCGCCGAGTTGGTGCTTAAGGTCAAGGGTGGGCGCACGGGGCGCGTGGAGCTCATCGCCGTGTGCCGTCGGATGGCGATCGAGGAAGGCACGACGCTCGAAGTGATGCTGTGGGAAACTGTCAAGGGTGTGGCGCATTGGGCACGCCACGGGGACGCGGCGTGCGCGAAACTCATGCTCTCGCTTTTCGCGAGGGACGAGGCCTCGGCGCCCGAGGGGGTGCCGAGCGCGAAGGACGTCGAGATCGGGCCGCCCGTGCCGCGCGACCAGGCGCACTACGCCGAGCTCGGCGAGAAGGTGATCGCAGAGCTCGACCTACTCGCATGAAAACACCCGAGGAACGCCTGGAGCTTTTCGGCCGCGCGCTAGGCGCGGCCACCGCCCCCGGTGCCGTCGAGCACCTCACGCGCCGGCTCGTGCCGGGCATTGTGGGCAACCCCTTCTGCCCGCACTTTCCGCACCCGAAGCAACTGGCGGGGCTCTTCGTGCCTGAGTGGCACGACGACAAGGGCGGCCCCTTCGAGATGCTCTTCGGCGGCGCCGCCGGCGGGGGCAAGAGCGATTGGCTTCTCATGCTCGCGGCGGCGCGCGCGTGGCGGTGGCCCCATTACCGCGGCGTCGTTCTGCGGCGCACCCATGCCGAGATGATAAAAGCGGGCGCCGTCTTGTCGCGCGCGATGTCGTGGTGGCTGCCGGCCGGGGTCGCATGGAACGGGACTGAGAAGCGCTTTCGTTTTCCGAACGGCGCCGAGGTCGAGTTCGGTTATCACGCGAACCCGAAAGACGATAGCCAGTACCAGGGCGGCGAGTGGCACGACGCACTCTTCGACGAGCTCACGCACTGGCCCGACGAGGGCGCCTTCGAGTGGCTGCGTTCGCGCTTGCGCACGAACGAAGGCGACCCGCTTACGCGCCGCCTCATCGGTACGAGCAACCCAGGCGGCCCCGGCCACGTGTGGGTAAAGCACCGGTTCGTCGGTGGCACGGATATAGCCAGCGGTGCGAGCTTCGACGCGCGCTCGTTCTACCTGCCCTCGAAGATCAACGACAACCCGAGCCTGGACCGCGAGGCCTACGTCGCGACGCTGCAAGAGATGCACCCGACGCGCCGCGCGCAACTGCTCGACGGCGATTGGGGCGCGCGCGAGCCAGGCGATTATTTCCGCGCCGAGTGGTTCGGCCCTCTGCTCGACGAGCCGAGCCGCGACCTCGTCGCGATTCGGTGGTGGGATCTGGCCGCGAGCGAGAAGAAAGACGCAGCGCGTACGGCCGGCGTCCGCATGGCGCGACTACGCGCCGGCGTGCGCGTCATCACGCACGCGACGGCCTTCCGAGCGACGCCAGGCAAACGCGACTCGAAGATCGCGCAGCAAGCGCAACTCGACGGCCGCAGCACTATCGTCGGGATCGAGATTGAAGGGGGCAGCGGCGGCCCGGCGCAGTTCGAGGCCCTGGCGAAACGACTGCGCGCCGAAGGCTACCGCGTCGTCGGAGCTCGACCGCGCGCCGGCCAGCAACTCACCGACCCCGAGAAGGGCTCGCTAGCGATCAACACGCCGAGCGACAAGGGCAAGACCGCGCGCGCGGACCCGGTGGCGTCGTGTCTCGAACGCGGTTACCAACGCCGCGGCGAGTGTGATCGGACAAGCGCGCCCTACTGGGGCCTCGACGCTGGCCGCGGTGTTGCACAGCAGCGCGACGGTTTGCGTCTCGTCGCCGGTGCGTGGACACAAGGCTACCTCGACGAGATCGAGGGTTTCCCCGACGCCACGCTAAAAGACCTCGTAGACGCCACCTCGGGCGCGTGGTCGTGGCTGCAAGCGCACCCCTACGGCCTGCGGGTTGCCCCGAGCGAAGGGACGAAAGCGCCCGCCGTTACGCAGGACACGCACCCGGACGACCGCCCCGAGGTCGAAGAGCCCGCCGGCCGATTCTGGCGGCCGTAGGCTTAAGCCCTGCCGGCAGATTGGTCGATAAAATAAAGGGAGAAAGGGCTTGCACCCCAGCCCGGATCGGTTACCTTTACTAGCGTGCTGAGGGGGTGGTCCTCTCAGCGAAACCCGGAAAAACGATGAACCAACCAA